ATCAACCGCAGGAAAAAAAGGAGGCAAAAAAATGCCAGGAAGAGTTTCACCAAGTAGAGCAAATCAAGCTAATAGAAATAAAGGCAAAGGTAAAGCAAAAAAAACCTCTGCTCGTAAAAAGCAACAGGGTTATAAAGATCGTAAGGATGAATCTATTGCTATGCGTAGACGCAAGAAAAGAACTCCTGCTCAACTAAAAGCTTCTAGGGATGAATCTTATGGTAAGTTCGGTAGTAAGAAGCGTAAGCCTAGAGGTGGAGGAAAGATTAACGTATAAGGAACTTTTATTATGAAAATAAAAGATTTATTAACTTTTTCTCCAGCATACCAAGCTGGTAGAGCTGTTCATAAAGGAAAGATTCCTGGAGCTTTATTCGGTTTGGCTGGATTAGGTATAGAGCAGCATGGAAAAAGAAAACGTAAGAAAAAGAAAAAAAGACAAACTGAAGTAGGTCAAACACAAAAGTTTAATCGTGGTGGCATGGTAAACAAATCTAAAATTATGCATGGTTATAAAAAAGGTGGACAAGTTTAATGGCTGTTTCAGGTACATATAATTTTAATCTTGACATTGATGAAGTAATACAAGAAGCCTCAGAGATGGTTGGTGGCGAACAAATTTTAGGTCACGAACCAGCCTCTGCTAGGCGTTCTATAAACTTGATGTTAAGAGATTGGCAAAATCGTGGCGTATTTTTATGGACTACAGCAGTTACTTTGGTAACTGTTACTTCAAGTGTTACAAGTTATGATCTTAGTGATAATATTTTAGATGTAATGGAATTAGTAGTTAATAGAGATGAAGTAGATTTACAAGCCCAAAGAATTTCTTTTGAAGAATATCAACTTATTCCTAGAAAAGGTCAAACAGGTAGGGCTAGTCAATTTACTGTAAAACGTAATTTAGATAATCCTACTGTTTCTTTATGGCCTATTCCTGAAAACTCTACTGATGTATTAAAAATTGAAACTATCAGTGAGATACAAGATGTCAATCAATCAGCCATACAAAATGCAGAAGTTCCTAAATATTTTCTACCTCCTCTTACTTGTGGACTAGCTTATTATTTAGGAATGAAAAGACCAGGTGTACCTGAATCACGCATAGCTATGTTAAAACAAAATTACGAAGAACTTTTAAGTAGAGCTATGGAAGAAAATAGAGAACGAGTATCCATGTATATTAAGCCTAGACTACGTTGGTATTAGGAAAGAGTTATGGCAAGTGGAAAAAATTCATGGGCTATATGTGATATATGTGGTTGGAGATACAAACATTCTGTAATGCAACTTAATAGTTATGGGTTGTTGGTATGTCCAGAAGATTTTGAAGGGGCTTTTGATTTAAAAAATAATCCCCAAAACAAAGTTCCAGATGTAAGGGATAATCCTAATATTCCCAATCCTAGACCAGAACCTTTACCTGGAGGCAGAAATCTTTTATGGGAGAATGTAAATGTTAATTGGGAAGATGAAACGAATTATTGGAATTTGATATGACACAACTAACTGGTAAACAAATTGCGAATACATACAAACAGCTTTTAAAAGTTGGTGTATCTACAAACACTGGAGTATGTGCAACATCTCAAACTATTCAAAGTGGTGATGGAGCAAACTCTGCGATGCAACTTTCTACTACAGCTATACGATCTACAGGAGCTGTAGAAGTAGATGGAAATATTTCTGCTACAGGGAATATTCACTCTGGAGGGAATGTCTGTGCCACTCGTTTTTATGGAAGTGGTGCTCATCTCACAAGTGTATCTGCTGCTTTATTTTCTACTTCCATTGATTCTTTTACAGCTAATAGACTTCATGTTGTAACAGCAGCTTCAATTCAAGTATTAGAAGTTAAAGCTTGTGCTTCTTTAGCTAATCTTGTAGCTCCCACAGGATCATTTACCACCAAAGTATCAGGGGTTGCTGCTGAGTTTAGTGGGAATGTATGTGCTTCAGAATTTTATGGTGATGGTTCTAACCTCACTAACATAGCTGCTGCTACTTCAGTAGCCTCAATGACTATCAATACATTAGGAGTAGTTACTGCAGCATCTATTACTTCTCTTGTAGCTCCTCATGGTTCTTTTACTACAAAGGTATCAGGTGTAGCTGCTGAGTTTTCAGGAAATGTATGTGCCTCTGAATATTATGGTGATGGCTCTAACTTAACTAATTTACCTGCTGCTTCTACATCAGTAGCCTCCTTTACAGTAAATCAGTTAGGTGTGGTTACGGCTGCATCTATTACTTCTCTTGTAGCTCCTCATGGTTCTTTTACTACAAAGGTATCAGGAGTTGCAGCAGAATTTAGTGGTAATGTTTGTGCATCAGAATATTATGGTGATGGTAGTAATTTAACAGGAATAACTACTGGAACTTCTGCTGCTTCTTATACTATTAACAGACTTCATGTAGTTACTGCAGCCTCTATTACAGGAACATTATCTGTAGAGGGTGGTGCATGGCTAAATGGTGGAGTTGTATTTAATGAGCCAGCAGCAGACGTAGATTTTAGAGTTGAATCAAGCAGTATTACTGATATTTTAAAGGTTGATGCAGGAGATGATACAACTCGTATTAAAGGCTTTATTTATGAGCAGCAGGTTATAAGTGCTTCTGTATCTTCTGCTACTCATACAGTAGATTTATCTAAAGCCAATGTTTATGATTTAACTTTTTTAAATGATTGTTCGTTAGCCTTTTCCAATGTTGCCCCTGCTGGAAGAGCACAGGACTTTACTGTGATTATTAGACGAACTGCTGTAGCTTCGGTATCTTTTGATCCCATTGTTTTAACAGCAGGTGGAGTCACTTTAGGATTAGGAACGACATCTGGAAGAACGGATGTTTTGACTATGTTTACTGTTGACGGAGGAACTAGTTTTTACACCGCTTCTTCTTTCCTTGACGCAACAACAGTAGCAGCTTAATGGTGATAAAAAATGAAAATAGACGATATATGCTTATATAGATTTATAAATGATAGTGAAGCAGATAAATGGGAAGAACATTTAGATTCTTTAAATATTGTTTATAAGAAACTTAAATATGATCCTAAGACTCATGATATGAATCAACTTTATGATCCTATTTCTACATGGATAAAAAATGAACCTAAAATTACTACCTTACCTATTCTTACTTATCTTACTATCTATGATGATCCTACAGATGAAGTTACATACTTAGCTAGAGTAGCAACTATTCACCGCACTTTAGATAATATTAAAAAGGATAAGGAACTTAAATAGTGTTTACTTTTCGTCAACAACTTACTGTAAGACCAGGTGGTTCAGAAACTTTTAATTCTTCTGGAACTTTTAGTATGCCACCAGGTATTCATTACGTAGTTATTTCTGGAACTGGTGGATCAGGTTCTGCTGGTAATGCAGGAAATGCTGGTGGAACAGGAAATACTGGATCAGCAGGAAATGCAGGTAGTGATGGTAATCCTGGTAATGCAGGTACAGCAGGTAATGGGGGAAGTGCTGGAGCTGCTGGTAATGCAGGTGCTGCTGGAAACGGTGGTGGAGCTGGTGGAGGTGGTTCTAATAATGCAGTAGGTAACGCAGGAGCAGGAGGAAATCCTGGACCTTCTGCATCAGGAAATACTGGTAATCCTAGATCAGGAGCAAGTGCAGGTACAGGTGGTAATGGTGGAGGTGCAACCTCACCTGCTGGATCAGGTGGAGCAGGAGGTTCTGGAGGAGCAGGAAATCCTACACCTGGTAATCCTACTGTTAAAGGTGGTTCAAACCCTCCCACACCTGGTATAGGAGGATCAGGCGGTGGTGGAGGTGGCTCTGGAGGAGTAGCTTCCGCAGGAGGCTCTGGAGGTTCAGGGGGATCAGGTAATGCAGGTAATAATGGTAATACAGGAAATGCAGGAAGCACTGGTAATCCTGGTTCAGCAGGGAATACAGGAAGTGCAGGAAGTGCAGGTTCTAGTGGAAGTGCAGGAAATGCTACTACCATGACTCATAGTGGTGATGGAACTATTGCTTCTTTTGCAGCAGGAAATGGTGGCACTGGTGGAAATGGTGGTACTGGTGGGGCAGGAGGAGCAGCAGGAAACGCAGGAGCAGCAGGAAACGCAGGTAGTGCTGGAACAGGAAATCCAGGTGCTGATGGTAATGCAGGTAACTCAGGTAACTCTGGAACCTCTGGAGGAGGTGGTGGAGGTGGAGGTGGTGCAACAGGCACTGGTCCTGGTGGAGGACCAGGAGCAGCAGGTGTTGCAGGTTCTGCCTCTAATGACTCTGGTGGTAATGGTGGAAGTAGTGGACCAACAGCAGGAGCTGGTGGTGATGGTAACGCAGGTAATGCAGGAGCATCAGGTAATCCTGGTAATACAGGAGCAAGTGGTAATGCTAATCCTGGTGGATCTGGAGGATCAGGTGGTGCAGGAGGATCAGGAGGAACTGGTTCAGCAGGTAATCCAGGTAATCCAGGTAATTCAGGTAATGCTGGTACAAGTGGAAATGTAGAGGACTTTTTGAAAGAACAAAATGATTATACTATCACAGTGGGGAGTGGTGGAGGAGGAACGGTAACAGTTTCATGGCCTCCTCAATAGAATTTATAGCAGCATCAGATGATTATGGTGCTATTCCTCAACCGTATCTTTCAAGAAAATTTATGCCTGATTGGTTTAAAAAATTAGAAAGTAAGTTAAATACAGGATTTAGTGCAAGCACCATAAAAAGATGTCCTCCCTTCTTAGATGCTATGCAAGTAGGTTGGATTATTCCACTAGCTGGAGATGTATATTTTAAAGTAAATGAAGATTGTTCAGGAGTAACTTATGAGTGGACATATCATAAACCATTAGTAGAAAATCATTCGGTAGAGCAATTATCAGGAAAAGTTAAACATCCTGCATATCCTGCTCATCCAATGAAGTTTTTAAATTACTGGCAGATAAAAGTAAAATCAGGGTGGTCTTGTTTATTTTTACCACCTATGAATAGGGGGAATGAAGAATTTGAGTGTATCTCAGGAATAGTAGAGTGTGATAAGTATCCTGAATATATTAATTTTCCTTTTATTTGGAAAAAGCCTAATTTTGATGGTATAATAAAAGCAGGTACACCATTAATCCAAGTTATACCTTTTAAAAGAAGTATGTTAAAAAAAGATTTTAAATGTAGACAGCAGACAACAAAAGAAATAGAGGAGCTTAACTTAACAAGAAGAAAAAGAGCATCACATGAAAGCTACTATAGGGATGAGTTATGGGTGAAGAAATGAATTGGTTATTGCCTCCCTCCCCTGATGGTTCAGGAGAAGAACAATGGGCTTATTGGGATGATGCGTTTACAGAAGAAGAACTACAACAAATAATTAATTTGGGAGATTCTCGCCCTAAAAAATATGCAGTAGTTGGAGTGAAGGGAGAGTATGTAGAAGAGATTAGGCGTAGTTTAGTAAACTTTATGGATGATGAATTAATAGTAAAGAACATTCCTTTTTTAATTCATAAGTTAAGTTTTGTATGTAGACAACTAAATGGAAGTTATTTTAATTTTGATTTAAGTGGGTTTCATGAACCGTTTCAATATACCACCTATGATCCTACTGATGCTCATGACGATCAAGGAAATATAGTTGCTGAAGATAAAAGAATAGCTGAATATTCATGGCACTTAGATAAAGGACCAGGAGAATCCAGACCACCTAGAAAATTAAGTATGGTTCTTCATTTAATGAATCCTGATGATTATGAAGGTGGAGAGTTTGAAATAAAAACAGGAGTAGAAAGCCAAGTCTTGCCAGCAAAAAAAGGAAGAGTTATAGCATTTCCTAGTTGGACTTTACATAGAGTTACACCAGTTACTAAAGGCATAAGAAAAACGATTGTTATATGGGTAGGAGGCCCAAGATTTAGATGAAATATATATATAATATAGAGGCTCATGATTCTACAAATCAAAGGCTCCAAATTAAATTATCATGTGTTGATAAAGAAGGATACTCTGGTGTAGTTTCTATGCCTTATCCTACTAGTTTAGGTGTGCCTACCTTTACAGATTCTAAATTATTGGAAGATATAATAATTAATTTTAGAGCAGACTTAGATAATTGGGAAATGATAGAAAAAAATAAACCTAATATCTCTGCAATAAAAACAGAAGCTGATGCACTTGTAGGTAAAACTTCAACTTTTAATCATACTATTTTAGATGATGATTGGATAGATGCTAAAGAAGTTACTTGGTAGGATTATAAGTAAATGAAAATTATAGAATCATTAGAGGAACTAAAAACTTATTCTACTAGCTTAAAAAATAATGGTGAAACTTTAGCCTCTATAGATACATATGGTGACTTTCATGATGGTCATGGATCTTTAATTACTAAAGCTAATGAAGTAGCTGATAAAACTTTGGTAACTATAGATCATATGCCTCACTATGAAAGATATAGTTCTGAAAAATATTCTAAATTTTTAGATCATTATAAAAAAACTACTTATGTATCTGATTTAAAATTTTGTGAATTAAGAGGTGTAGATGCAGTTTCCCATATTCCTGATACTACTTGGGATTTAAATGAAGATTTTAGTTTTGTAACTGATACTATTAAAACTATTATTCCTGCTAGATGTCATAAAAAAACTATTCAGGAATGGACACATTTAATGAAAGAATTACAGCCTACCTTTGATATGTGTGGAGAAAAAGATTTTTATCAAAAGAAAGTGTTTGAAAAAATAATTGAGGGATTAGGATTATCTATACAAGTTATTGGTGTTCCTTTAGTAAGAGAGAGTGATGGATTAGCAGCTAGTTCTCGTAACAAAGAACTAAGTGATGGAGAAAGAAAAAGAGCTACCGTAGTATATACAGTATTAAAAGAAATTTCAGAATTAGATTCTTATCCTACTGTAACTAAAATAAAAGAGTATATAAAAAATAATGTAGTTAGATCAAGAGGAGCTGTTCAATATATAGATGTGTGTTCTGAAAATACATTACAACCTTTAGATACTATTAGTGAAAAAGCAGTTATAGCAGTAAGTGCAGTTTTTGGAAATGTAGGTATTATAGATAATATAGTTATAAATTCAAAATGAAGATTATCAGATCCGTAGAGGAAATGCAAGACTATTCTCTAAAATTAAAACAAGATAAAAAAACTATTGCATTAGTAGATACTGAAGGAGAGTTACATCAAGGGCATATGTCATTAGTTAAGGTTGCTAAACAAAATGCAGATATAGTTATACTTAATATATTACATACAATAAGTTACTTTAACTACAATAAAGAAAGATACGAACAAGGATTAAAAAGATATGAAGAAAAGTTTCTTCCACAAGAAATAGAGTTATGTCATAAAAATAAAGTAGATATATTATTTTTACCTCTTATGGAAGAAATATATTCAAGTTCAGTAAAATTAGATATTTCAATTCCTTTTATTGATAAGTTTATACAAGATAGATTTGATTTTCTTTATATAAATGAAAAGTTTATTTGGGTAGCTAAAAGATTATTTGACATTATAAAGAATGATGTTAGTGTGTTAGGTCAAAAAGATATACATATGGCAAGTGGTATTAAATATTTATTTAAACATTGTAATTTACCTACAAAAATAATTATTGCTCCTACAGCAAGAGATGAAGAAGGATTAGCATATAGTTCACGAAATAGATTATTAGATTTAGAAGAGCGTAAAAGAGCTTCTTTAGTTTTTAAATTACTACAAGAAATAGCAGTTAATAAGCCCTTTACTCATCTTCAAGAACTAAAAAAAATATTTTATAATAAGATAGCACAAGCTCAAGGTAGATTACTTTATATAGATATGTATAGTACAGAGACTATGGAAAAGTTAAAAGTAGTAAATGAAGAAGCAGTTTTAATAATAGTAGCTCAGTTTGGTGAGATAACTTTATGGGATAATGTTATACTTAAAAGTAGGAGTAATATAAATGTGGCCTTACACTGAAGATGAAATAGAATTTTTAAGGAGTAGAAGAAAATGGCATCAACCTATACAACTAGGATAAATTTAGAGTTACAAGCAGATGGAGAAAACCCTAATAGTTGGGGTGATATTCTTAATAATAATGTTATACAGTTAGTTGATGATGCGATTGCAGCATACACTTCTGTAACTCTTTCTTCTGCTGATTATACTCTAACTGCTAATGATGGATCAACAGATCAAGCACGTTCTGCGGTAATAGAAGTTGTAGGAACTGTAAGTGCAGATGTTAATCTTATTATTCCTGGTGTTTCTAAATTTTATTTTGTAAAAGATAAAAGTGTAAGGCAAAATGATTCTACTATTACAATAAAAACAGCAGCAGGATCAGGACTAACATTAGAAGCCAGTGCTACACGATCAGTTATTTGTGACTCAGTAAGTGTTTTTGAAACTGATACAGTAGGTGCAACAGTATGTACTACAGATTTATTTGCTACAAACATTCATGTAGCTACCTGTCTCAGTGCTACTAATCTTGTTGCAGCCACAGGTTCTTTTACTACGAAAGTATCAGGTGTAGCTGCAGAATTTAGTTCTGCTGTATGTGTAGGAACTTCTGTATTTGGAGTAGGAGGTGTGTTCTCAGGAAATGTTTCAGCTTCTACCTTTGCAGGAGATGGTTCTGCTCTTACTAATGTTGTTCCTCAAAACTATTTAGCAGGATTAACTTTATCTAATGATAGTGGAGATACAGAACATGATGTTGGTATAGATGCAGGTATTTGTAGAAACTCCACTAATGCCTCCTCTATTGAATTATCTTCAGCAATAGTAAAAAGAATTGATGCTTCATGGGTAGCAGGAACAGGTAATGGAGGACTTGCAAGTTCTTTAACTTTAGCTGCTAATACTACCTACCATGTTTTTGCAATCGTTGTAAGTGGATCAGCAGATGCAGGTTTTGATACTTCACCTACTGCTGCCAATCTTGTTTCAGATCATAGTGCTACAGCCTTTAGAAGAATTGGTTCAGTTCTTACAGATGCCAGTGCTAATATTAGACAATTTAAACAAACTCAAGATAGTTTTCTTTTAGATCAACCTATTCTTACTTATACCTCAGTAAATATTGGAAGTACTGCTCGTACTACTATTGGGTTTGATGTGCCTGTTTCTGTATCTGTAGAAGCTATGTTTACTCATCTTAAATGGGGTTACTTTACAGAAGCAGCTTATGTATATAGACCTCTTTCTATGACAGATGTTTCTGTTGTAGATAATGCTACTAATACAGCACCAACTTCAGCAGCTATGGGATCATTAGGACAACGAGGTGCAGGATATGTAGAGTTTGGAGATAATGCTAGAATAAGGGATTTTGCATGGAGTATAAAATGTGAGACAGACCTTAAAGGTCAAATAGGTGTACGCACACAAGTTACAGGTGGTTCTGCTGATGGTGGTGATAAGAACGCTTTTCAAACCACTGGCTGGTATGATTATAGAGGTAAATAAAACTCATGACATCGAGTTTATCAAAAAATGTAAAATTAAATTTTACTCCTGGTATTCGTAGGGAATCTACTCAATATGCGGAAGAAGGATCATGGTATGATACTGATAGAGTTCGCTTTAGAGAAGGTAAACCTGAAAATTTAAGGGGATATGTTAAAAAAATATCTAGTTCTTTTGATGGAACTGGTAGAGATTTAAAGACATGGAGTGATAATGACACTATTGAAAGGGCATCTTGGGGAACTGAAGATAAGCTTTATGAATTTGACAATGGAGCACTTTACGACATTACCCCTATTAGAGGAAAGTCAAGTGTGGGTGACAATACTCTGGCGATTGTAACTATTGATGGAACAAACAATGGATTTTATACAACAGCAGGTTCAACTAGGGTTTCAGTTTCTGTATCAACACATGGAGCAGTTACAGGAGACTACGTTACATTTACTTCTGCAACTACAATCGGTGGTTCTCCAGGGATATTGCTTACAGGTGGAACCTTCCAAGTTTCTGTATTAAGTAATAGTCAATTTTCATTTGCTGCTTCAACAACTGCTGGTTCTAGTGATTCTCATGTAGGAACAGCTACAGCTAAATTTCTTCTTCATACAGGAACAAATGTAGCTATTCAGGGATTAGGGTATGGTGCAGGAATTTACAATGCAGGAACATCTACTACAGGAATGAGAGCTTGGAATCAACCAGCTTCTTCTTCTAATATTACATTTAGAATTACTCAATGGAGTATAGATAATTGGGGAGAAGATCTTGTTGCTTGTAGGCGTGGAGGAAGAATTTATTATTTTGATTCTTCTGATACAACTCCAGAACGAGCTGCTTTAATAAGTGCTTCCCCTACAGCAACTAATTATATTGTTGTTTCCCCTAATGATAGACATCTTATTGCTTTAGGAACAAATGAGTTTGGAACAGGTGACTACCAGCCTATGTTAGTAAGGTGGTCAGATCAAAATGATTACAATAACTTTACTCCTTCAGTAAGTTCTACATCTGGTGAAAATCTTCTTGCTGATGGAACAGAGATTATGGGATCAGTAAGATCACGTAATGCTGTTAATATATGGACAGATAATTCTTTATGGTTAATGCAGTTTGTGGGTCCTCCTTTTACATTTAAGTTTCAACAAATGGGAACGAACTGTGGATTAATTGGTCCTCATGCAGGAGTAGATTATGATGGTCGTTCTGTATGGATGGGAAGAGATAATTTTTATATGTTTGATGGTCAGGTAAGAAATTTAGATTGTACAGTTCGTAAGTATGTTTTTGATAGATTAAATATAGATCAATCAGATAAAGTTTATGCAGGGGTTAATTCTGAATTTAAGGAGGTGATCTGGCTCTACGCTTCTAATGAAGGAGCAAACGAAGAATGTGATAGTTATGTTATCTGGAGTCCTGATGAAAACTATTGGACATATGGATCAGCTATCTGGACAACTTGGGATGATAAAGTAGCGTTTGATAATACTATAACTACTGGTAATGATTCTTATCTTTTTGATAATGAACCTGCTGGTATTTTTACAGGGGATGGTGAAGCCTTAACATCGTTTATAGAGTCTGCTGACTTTGATATTGAAGATGGAGATGTTATGATGTTTATGGATAGAATTATTCTCC